GAATTGGCAAGGCAAACGGATATACCTTTTGAAACGATAAACAAGACGATTAAAAAGACAAAACTACAATTAAAAGAGATATGGCAAGACCAAAAAAAATCAAAGGCTTAGGCGATGTAATAGCAACTATTACCGATGCGGTAGGAATTGAACCTTGCGAGGGATGTAAACAAAGACAAGAGAAGTTAAACAAACTTTTACCTTTCGGTACTAAAGACTTAACAGATTATCAAAAAGAATATCTAAACGAGTTTTTCAGTCAAGAGCATAACGAACTTACACCAACTCAGCAAAAGGAATTGATTGGCATATATTTTGAGGTGTACCAAATTAAACCTTTTACGCCTTGCACGGGTTGTAGTGGCGTTTGGAAATCAATTATTAAAAAACTAAAAAAACTAAATTATGAAAACTAAAATTATGTTAATTGCTTTGGCGTTCGGGTTAATGTCAAGCACGTGTTCAAGTGAAGACCAACCGCAAGATGAAAACCTTTGCGAATGTCAAAAAGTATATTATGACTATGGCGTTACGGGTTGGCAGAATGGAATATCTCCGATTTGGGGGTATACCAAAGTTGGAGAAGAGCAAGCTACACAAATGGATTGTGATTTAGACACGGGCGAATATATCCAAATCGACAGCAATAGTTATTATAAAATTGAATGTGAGTAAAATTGATTAATCAATCTTTTTCAATTATGGATAAAAGAAAAACAAATGGCGGAGCAAGGGATGGAGCAGGCAGAAAATCTAAAGCCGATGAAATTTCTATTATCGAAAGTATGGATGCTGTATTGATACCACAAGAGGCGTGGCAAAAGTTAGCAGACAAAGTAAAAGAAAACGATGTACAAGCGATTAAAACTTGGTTAAGTTATCGATATGGAATGCCAAAGCAAACAGTTGATAATAATACAAACCTAACTATTGACGATTTCAATTTAAAAGAGGTAATTAAATTTGATAACCTTAAATAATAAATACAAACCTTTATTTGAAAACGATACTCGATATTTTATTATAACGGGTGGAAGAGGGTCGAGTAAATCTTTCGGGGTTGGTACTTTTACCAACCTTTTGTCGTTTGAAGCGGGGCATAAAATCCTATTCACTCGTCAAACTATGACAAGTGCGCACCTTTCAATTATCCCTGAGTTTCAAGAGAAGATTGATTTAATGGAATTGAATAACTTTTTTGAGGTTAACAAATCCGAGATAAGAAACAAGCAAAGCAAATCCGATATTATATTCAGAGGGATTAAAACAAGTTCCGGCGACCAAACCGCAAACCTTAAATCTTTGCAGGGAGTTACCACTTGGATATTAGACGAGGCGGAAGAGTTAACAGATGAAACGACTTTCGATAAGATAAACTTATCCATTAGACAAAAGGGCAAACAAAACCGCATTATCCTAATCTTAAACCCTGCAACAAAAGAGCATTGGATATACAAACGTTTCTTTGAGGACAAAGGCGTTCAAGAGGGATTTAACGGAATTAAAGACGATGTTACTTACATTCACACCACTTACGAGGATAACGTGGCAAACTTAGATGAAAGTTTTATAAATGAGGTGTTAAGAATTAAAGAAACAAACCCCGATAAATACAAACATCAAATCTTAGGAGGTTGGCTAAACAAAGCTGAGGGTGTAGTTTATTCTAATTGGCGGATTGATAACTTTAGCGACTTAGGTAATTCAATTTACGGGCAGGATTTTGGTTTTAGTATTGACCCTACAACCTTAGTGCAGGTTTCAATCGATAAGGCTAAAAAGGTAATCTATGCTAAAGAACTTCTTTACAAAGTATCGTTAAACACTACCGAGATATACAAAGAGAACTATCGTTACTGTGGAAATCGTAACTTAATAATAGCAGATAGCGCAGAGCCTCGACTGATTTCAGAGTTAAAGAGTAGAGGTTTAAATATAAAAGGAATCGATAAACCAAAGATAATTGATAGGATTGCCTTAGTAAACGATTATGAGTTGGTAGTTGACCCCGAAAGCACGAACTTAATAAAAGAATTAAACAACTACGTTTGGCACGATAAGAAGTCAGAAACCCCAATCGATGACTACAATCACTTGCTCGATGCTTTAGGGTATGCCGTTTGGAACTACATAGGCAAACCCAATAAAGGTAAATATGACATTCGTTAAAACAAAACGCTTTTTTGTTGTTATTAAGGTATGGAAATTAACATACCTACATCTTTAAAAGATATTAAAATAAGTCAGTTTATTGCCTTTGAAAAGAGCGATAAGACCGACGACGAATATATCATACACCTTTGCGAGTTTGCAAATCCGAAACTTTTACCGAAAAAAGAATATACTGAAATTGTAACCTTACTAAAAGAGGTTATGCAAAGCGATGTTGAATTTCATAAGATATTCAAACACGATGGTATTTACTTTGGATTCATTCCAAACTTAGATAAGATAACAGCTAACGAGTTTATGCATATTGAAGAATATATCAAACAACCTGACACGTGGCATAAAGCCTTAGCGGTTTTATACAGACCATTAACCAAACGCAAACGTAATTGGTTTAAACGTGGTGCGGATGATTTGTATGATGTATTGCCTTATCAAGAGGAAAACGCCTTTGAAAAGTTGATGCTCGATGTGAGTTGTGTTTACTACTTAGGGGCGATGGTTTTTTTTTACAATTTAGGGAACGACTTACTAAAATATATGCAGGACTATTCCAAAGTTCTGGAGAGCAGAATAAACGAGAGCAACACTTCAACGAAAAGTGGGGATGGTATGTTAGCGTGAGAGCGTTAGCAGAATTAAACAAGGTTGAAGAGGAAATAGTTTTAGACTATACGATTAATAAGTTTTACCGATTGTTGGAGTTTGAGAAAGACCGAGCAGAGGTAACAAAAGAAATGATTAAGAACGCAAGCAAAAAGCAATGAGAGAATTTTATAAAGTAGTTGATTATTTAAAGACCACCTTAGAGGCGGATGTAAACGTACATACAATTACGCACGGGTTAAGGTCAATGACTGACATCGATAAAAAGAATATATTTCCTTTAGTTCATTTGCAGGTAACGAGTTCAAGTGTTTTAAACGGTAGCGTTAATTTTACTTTTGAAGTTGCTGTAGTCGATTTGCGTAATATATCTAAACAGATTGTAACAGATAAGTTTTTAGGTAACGATAACGAACTCGACAACCTTAACACTTGCCACGCAGTATTAAACCGATTAGTATCTATTTTAACCAATCAAAATAATGAGTTTGGAATACAGTTAGTAAATGCACCGACTTTGCAACCTATCATATTTGAAGAGAGTAATTTGTTGGATGGGTGGAGAACTGATTTAGAGTTAATAATTCCTAATAACGAGATAGTTGTCTGTTAAGAACGAAAATACAGAAAAGGCTTTAAACGCGTTTTTAAAGTACACGGTTAGTCAAGCCAAAGCAAACCTAACCCGTAGAAAGAAAAACAGCAGTAAGGCTTTGTATGATAGTTTAACCTATGATTATACAGTTAGTAAGAATAGTTTTCAAGCCTCAATTAGTGCAGTCGATTACGCAACGTTTCAAGACTTAGGGGTTAGCGGTGTAAAAAAGAAATACAATACGCCTTACTCATACAAAAGTAAGATGCCACCTGCAAAGGCTTTTGATAAATGGATAGTAAGAAAAGGGATTGCACCGAGAAACGAACAAGGACAGTTTCAAAGCAGAACGGGTTTAGCTTTTGCGATTGCTCGAAGTGTATTTATAAACGGTATCAAACCGAGTAGATTTTTAAGTGACCCATTCGAGAAAGGATTTAAAAAATTACCGGATGAAATAATAGAGGCTTACGGCTTGGATGTCGAAACCTTTTTAAAACAAATAATAAACAATGGCAAAACGAGTTAAGATAACATTTTTAAGTAACCCAATACCAACAGTCAATTTGGTTTTAGGTGTGGCTTATACACCATTCTCAAATACGATAGGAGTTAATATTGGAACTACTGTAACAATCGGAGCGACTAAAGAGGATACAGCATCAAATCTTTACACTTATTACAACGGATTAACTTTACCTGCGTGGTTAGATGCATTTACAACCATTACGTTAGCCTCTAATATTATTTATTTTGACTTCGCACCTGACAACGATGAAAACCTTTCGTTCCCTACTTTAATTTCGAGCCAGTCAAGTATCACAATAGAGGAAGTTGAATTACCGAGTGTTGGCGATTTTGAAATTGGTTTAGTACGTTCTACTTTATCGCTTAGGCTTATCCCGAATGTAAACTTTGATACTGCAACATTAGACCTTTACAATTACACAGGGGATATTTCTTTAGTGCCTGCCGTTCCGAGTTATGCTTTATCAAAGGCGGTTGTACAATTAGGGCAATCGGTTATTAACTTTGATATAAACGAACTAAGCAAAACGGGGATAACGCCTACAATCGCAAACTATACTTTATCAGGTGTTCAGCCTATTCCATTTGACCAAAGCTGTTGGAGTTATTACAACGCTACTTGCTTTGATGGAGACGATATTGTTTACACTAAAGAGGGTATATATTTATGCCTTTATGGATATGGGTATTTTCAGGACTTATACAATCCGCAACCGACATCGAATGTATTAATAGACGGCAACAGTCATACCCATTTAAGAGGCTATGATAATAGAGTGCATTTCTTAACAAGAGATTTAACGAGTGTAACAGTAAACGGGTCAGCAGTAACAGTCAGCTTTGATACAGACTTTAACTATAACAATATCGTTTCTTTAAACTTAAACGATTACGATACAAGTGCTACGACTTTAACGGTTGTGTTTACCTATGCAGAAGAAACAAGGACTTTAATTTTTACAGTTAAAGAGGAGTGTAAATATGAAGTTGTTAATTGTGTATTCATTAATAAATACGGTTTGCCTCAGTCTTTATTTTTTACCAAAGCACAAAAGAGAAGCGACGAAATAGAGGCATCTGAATACAGAGGTTTAATTTCTGACTTTGGAGTTTACAATACAACCTCACACGTTTACAAAGCGTTTAATTCAAACGGGCGTACAAAGGTAACGTGCAATACTGATTACTTAAACGAAAGCGAAAACGATACGTTTAGACAAATGATGTTAAGCGAGAGTGTTTGGCTAATTGAAAGTGGAATTATAAACCCAGTTAGTATCGATAAGAAATCAATAGAATACAAAACAAGTTTAGTTGATAAACTTATCCAATACTCAGTTGATTTTAAATATGCATTTGATATAATTAACCAATGTTAAAAGTTAGTATCTACGTAGAGGGTCAGGAACTTGAATTATTCAAAGATGAAAACATCGAAATCAATTCGACGGTACAGAATATTGCGGATATATCAAAAACATTTAGCGATTTTAGTCAAAGTTTTACAGTTCCTGCATCAAATAAGAACAACGCTATATTTCAACACTATTATAACACCGATATTGATGGTACATTTAACCCAAATATTAGAGTTTTAGGCTATATTGAACTTGGAAGCTTGCCTTATAAGTATGGAGTTATTCAATTAGAGGATGTAAAAATCAAAAATCAAAAGGCATACGCTTACACAATTAGGTTTTTTTCCTCTACAGTAAGCCTTTCGGACTTATTTAAAGAGGATGAACTTAGTGTTTTAGACTTTTCAGACTACGACCACGAGTTTGACACTTCAATTTTTAACGCTACATTCAACGAAACGATAGCGGGTGGCGATGTTTACTACCCTTTAATGACTTCTTTGCGTAATTACAACGTAGGAACGGGCGGTATTTTAGATATTACCAATACAGCAGGAGCGATAAAGTACTTTGAATTAAAGCCTGCATTACGTTTAAATAGGATTTTCGATGTAATTCAATCACATTACGGGGTTACTTTTAGGCAAGACTTCTTAAATCGTTCAGTATTTGATAACCTTTTTATGTGGTTACATAGAGAAGCGGGGCAAATACAAGCGTTTGGCGATGAAACGAGAGTTAATATAACGAGTGCAGGGACATTAGGAGATATATTAGTTACAACAAATACTACAGATGACAGTATAGAATACACAAATTTAGCCACAAGAAAATACAAAGTTTTATTTGAAGTAAGACCCGAAACGGGTTTTGAGGATGTTACCTATAAAGCACGAATTTACGAGAACGGAATAGAGCGCACAATCGGAGAGGGAACGGGCGACCAAACTTTTATATACGAGGATTTAGATTTGTCTACATTTCTAAATACTTTCACGATGCAGGCGGTTGGAGATTTTCAATTTACAACTCGTATTTTAGTTAGAATGAAAGTTAAATCGGGCGACCCTATTTTTCCATCGGGAAGCTTTGATAAAGCAACTACAACACCAGTACAAACATTATCGGGATTCGCAAACATTTCAGCTTTAATGCCTAAAATGAAAGTCAAAGATTTTGTAGTTTCAATTATCAAAATGTTTAACCTT